TAAGCCCATAGGTCCAGTACCATAAACTATCAATTGCGGCCTGTAATATATTCATCACCATTCTCCATAGGCTTTAGAGATTAAATATTCTTGCACTTTTTGTGGGTCAACATCAATTGGATGAGCGCCGTCAAACCCTTTGTTTGGACGATGCCACCATTGTTCGACCAGTTTCCTATCGCCTAACATGGCAAAGAGCAATACATCGTTTTCTTGTTTAAGTTTCTCGGTGGTAATCACAATCTAAAAGCGTCCTTCCTTGTATATCCCAATAGTCTGAAATTGCGGTCTTGGCAAAGTCTAATGTCACATAACGACCTAGGTATTTTTCTTCATTAATAATAATTGCAACGGCCACAAATATCTTGGTATGAGCAATCTTATGGACTTGACCTACAATCAGGCCATTGTCATCTTTGAAGTAATAGTGGCAGTCATGGTCCGCATCTTTCCATGAATAGGTCATTGAATACCTTCTTCAATTTCCTTGGCGTAGTGTTCCAATAGTTTCATATAGGCTTTTTGTGTCGCTTCGGACATTGATAGATTCTCTTGTGCTATTGCTTTGACCAATTCACGGGATAATTGTATTTCTTCATAATGTGCTTTTTCCATTGCTAATCTCCAATATTAGGTTCTCTCAGTATAATTGGAACCGCAGGTTTTTTCAATACTTCTTCGGCAATCTGTTCAAGTGATTTGCCTCGTTTCTTTGGCTGACCGCCGTTTTGATAGGTCTTTGGATTCATCCAATCTGGCAATGGTTCGTCATCAGGTTCGCCCCAATAATTATTCATTTTTCTTTTTTCCTATATTCGAGCCAAAATTCATTGAATAATAGAAAAATCCAAATTGGCAATTTAAACACTATTGACAATATAATTCCTATTAAAATTATAAATGGCGATAGAATCAGTAGTATGATTCCAAATATCCATTGTTTGAATAGACTTATGTATTTGTTCATTTTAACTTTCTCGCATCCTTCATAGTTCAAATCTAAAGGGATTTGTTTCATTTCGTGGAGCCTCCATATACTTGAGCCTCCAAACTTGCACAGCGTTCTCGCAATCGCTCAACCTCTTTTTCGAGAATGGTGATATAATCTTCTAATTGCCGTATTTGGCCTGGAAATTCTTCAACAGCATTTAACATAGTGTTTCTCCATGTAGTCATTAAAAATGATATCACCAACATCATGTGCTTCGATTTCCCAAGGTTGTTGATGATACTCTAAATCTCTGGCACATGTCTCACCGCACCAGTAAGTTGCTTCTTCGTTTAACTCACCATAGGCATACTGTCGAACATGCACCATTTCGTGGGCTAGGGTGTGAATGATTTCTTCTTCGCTTTGATTGCGATTGATATCCAATACGAATTCTCTAGGTTTACCTGATTTGTTGTAATCTTCAACATCGGTAAGACCTAGGGCATCCAGATTTTTGCGGAACTTCACATGGATAATTATATGCTTTTTGAGTTGATTTGTCAAGAGTGCATCGGCAAAGAAGTCGATTGCCGACAATTGAGATTTTGAGAGTTTGCCTTTGACAATCATATGGAGAGTATATCAGAGAATCATGGCAAAGTGAGGCAATTTAAAAACCCTGCACAAGGCAGGGTTATTCTAGTATATTGTTTTTTAAGGTAAAAGCGCTTTTAGTGGTAAAAGCGCTTTTAGTTCTTCAACTGTTTCTGCACTATTCATTTGTGTTTGCAATTCTTCATATTTTTCACGAATAGCTTGTCTTGCTGCTTCGGCTTCGGCCATATCATTACCAGGAATCTGTTTCATAATGACTTCATCATGTGGCTTAAATTCTTCAGCACGAGCCGCACGGCGTTTTTCGTGAGCAATTTCTTTTGCTTTTGTTAAATTAATTGTTATACTCATGCTGTATATTCCCAAGCGTTTCTAAATGTTCTATCAGTAGGTATGTCGGCAACATCCACAATCTTGTATGGTTTGCCTTGAGGTACATCTTTGGCGGCAAGTTCTTCAATAGTGTGCTCGGCAAGATACTCAGGAGACGGGATAACAATGGCTACGCCGCCGCCATCAGTAGGGTAAATTATTCGTTTATTCATATTATCTAAACACCGCAAAGAAAAGTTCGTTTGGTTCGTTACCGTTGTTACTTAAATCCCTAGATTCTAGGGCAACATACGAAGTTGTATTGCTATCGCCAACAGCGTTTGATCCACCGGCACCTAATGATGCACCAGCATAATTATTATGTTGGCCAGCCGTAACAACTGCGTAATTTGCATCAACTAAATTATTGGTAAAATTAGCACGATATGTGCTAAAACCAGTATCACTTATGGAACTAATGTTGCCGCTTCCACTAATGGTGTCAGCGGCGCCATCAAATTTTGCCCATGCACGACAGCCATATGCAGTAGCGACTGAACCGTAACCTGAATTAAATTGCAACAGGCCAGCAGCAGTAAGATTCATCTGGTTTGCATTGTTTGTTAGAAATCGCAAAGGGTGATTTGTCGCCGTTCTTACATACCCACCGGTGCCATCAGCGGCAATTGAGCAGACAACACTGCTACCAGTCTGTCTTACTAAAAATTCTGGCTGACTTGTCCCTATGTTATATACCATCTCACTTGTAGTGCCAAATCCTGGAGCCGTTGTGTTAGAGCCTACATGAAATTTTGCTTGTGGACTACTAGTACCAATACCTACATCACCATTACTAGTGATACGCATACTCTCAACACCACCTTCTGCAAAGGCAATCGTATCTGCTGCGGGAAAGAAAATGCCTGTGTTGGTATCACCGGTTGGAGATATTGCAGGTGCGGATGCAGAACCAGTATTTGCTGAAATGGAAAGACTATTTGCAAGCGAATTCGTAACTATTTTTGAAATAGGCATATTTTATCTCTATCAGAGGTTGAATAATTTATCTTCTATTTATGTATTTATAGGTCGTAAACCTCATCGGCACTTAATTCGACCACCATGTTAATAAACAATACCGCTTCATCCTCATGTGGGAAGTACCGAACAATCGTTTGGCCAGTAAATCTGGAAACTATGAATAAAAGTATATTGGAATCTCTGTATTGAGAAAACTTGATAATCCAGCCATTGCGCTCGACTGGATGCCATGATTTGGTCTTTGCGGACACTTCAAGGTGGCGCTTTGATGGAATTGGTCGGGTTTTCGGCTGCATATGATTATGTATGCAACCGAAGAACCTCACTTTGGAACTGGTACTTTTCCGTTAACCCAATCCCAATCTTCATCGGTCATAGGTATCCAGTTATTTACCTGCATTTCTCGTATTCTTTCATAATCTCTACTGCTTTTTTATGGTCACCCATACGAGCGTGCATTGAAGCTGCACGAGCATAACCAATACCTTTAAAGAAAATATATACTGAGCGTAAGAATTTTTTCATACTTTCTTCGCAGTAAATTTTTCTACTTGGGAAACTGTTTGATTGTAAACTGTATCAGAAATTTTTGCAATTTCTTTTGCAAATGAAGTTTGAGCATCAACAAATGCTTGTAGTGGCTCACGAACTGATTTTTCGGTAACGACTGTGTTCAAAAATTGAGTTTTTGCACCTTGAACGGTGTCGATAAATGAATTTGCGTATGATAGCATGGTAAATCTCCTTTAGACGATTAATAAAATGATAAGATGTGACCTTGATTAAGCATCACAATCTTATTTAGTTTATTATATTGCATTGCAACATGGTTTAGAGGCAAAAGTCTAAGTTTTTTACCTTATGAAACGGCATCTTCGTATCGCATTTTTGCCAAGATATAATCTTTAACCAATGACGACCGCACAATATCATCGGCAGTAAATTCAATTCTTGTAAATGCCTTCATGTGATGTGCAATATCAAAAAATTTAAGAATACCTGATACATCATTCTTTTTCTTATTCAAGTCGGTTTGCCGATAATCACCACACCAGATAATTTTTGAACGATAACCAACACGGGTCATTACTGTATCAATTTCTTCAAAGGTCATATTCTGCATTTCATCTACAATAATAATGGCATCGTCAAAACTCATTCCCCGAATGAATGATGTAGATATAAACTCAATGTGGTGTTGTTCTTCTAACCTTAGATATGCATCGTGGCGACCAAAGAGTGTGTGACAGATTTGGCGATATGGTTGTTCGTAGATATCCATTTTCTCATCTACATCACCAGGCAGATGACCAATCTCACGGCTTTGCACCGCAGACCTTACGATAATGATTTTGTGGAATGGATTTGCTTTGTCAAGGACTTCTTCAATTGCTTTGTATAAGGCACAGAATGTTTTACCTGTACCTGCCACACCGTGAAGTGCGATGAAGTAGTCTTGTCTTTTGTAGGCATCAAAAAATAGTTTTTGATTTTCTGTAAGAGGTTCGAATGTTTTTAAGTCATCAATCCGTATTTTCAGATGATTGGTTGATTTGGCTGTTGTGTTAATAACTTCAGTATTTGCTACTTGCTTACGAGCCATGCGTAGTCCTTTTCGGCGATTATTGTTAATTTTTACCTTTTTGTTGACTTACTAGGTCATTAAAAACTATAAGTATTGGTGTCCTCCGTTAAGATTTGAATACATGGTCCTTACGAATCTTACAACTCACCCACTCATTATAGTAAGCATCACTCATTAATGCATGGCGACTGAATATCTCATATGTTTCCCAATAAGATAACTCACTTCTGGATTTGCAAAGATGCAGAATCTCACGGGTATAGTTTTCACTCCCGTTTTCTTTAACTTCTTCTTGTAGTTTTTTGTTGGAACCCCAATAGTTTTCCCAATCAGAGGACTTACGAATCTTTTTTCGTTTGCCTTTGACTTGGCGAGTGGCCGCTTTGGTAAAGAATTTTTTACCAATGTATTTGCGGCCTGTTGGGTTGTGCGTAATAAGATAGACGAATCCGAAATTGTCGTTTATATCTTCTTCTGTAAACTCTTGTGCTGTATTATGAAAGTACCATGTCATACTGGTACTTATTCATCTTCTTCCTCATAATCATCAATATCAACAATCATTTCACAACAAAATGGGCAATAATGTGGTGAATCTTCTGCTTGATTCTCATCGTATTTGATTGTGAATTCAGAACCGCAATTATCGCAAATATGATGTAGAGATGCCATTAGTTACACCATGATTGTTTTGCTTCACCAAAATACTCTCTAGCGAAACCATTTTGAATTAAACCTGTGCGTAGTGACTGACCATCTAAAATGATATCACCCAAGACACGGCCACCAAATTTATCCCAGCCATACAACACAACTTGACGCTTGGTAGATTTGGTAATGGCGGCTTTTGTAAATTGAGAAGCGGCTTCACCTCGTTGTTTTTCTGATTCACATTGGCCACGAAATCCTTTTTCTGGAGTGTCAACGCCGAATATTCTGACGGCAAGCTCAGGTTTAAGTGGTGCGGGAAGAAAAGGTGCCGCTATGACCACAGTATCGCCATCGCTTACACGGACAATCTGAGCGTCATAGGTTACTCCTTGTGGTGTTTTTTGTGCGTGAGCCGGTAATACAATTGCAGCTGTTAATGCTAAGAGAAGATAAAATTTCATGCTAATGCCTCTTTAAATTGTTTTGTTGAATTTTCCCATGTCCATTTTTTGGACGATTTATAAACTTCATTGCGATTAATCTGATAACATGCCGTCACCGAATGTTGTAAATTATCACTATACATTCCATTATACATTGGTTCTATAACTTCTAAAGGACCTGGTTGTATGTATGATGCCACAGGCGTACCACATGCAATTGATTCTAATATCACAATACCAAATGTATCGGTCTTTGATGGAAATACAAACACATCTGCATTTGCAATCCATTCTGCCAATTCAACACCTTTTTTAACTCCAAGAAATATAACATTTGGATATTTTTCTTTAAGTGTGTTGAGATATGGTCCATCACCAATCAATACTTTGTTGCCTTTTAATTGACAAAAATCATCTAATCCTTTTTCTTTTGAAACACGACTTACGCATACAATATAATTTTGTCCGTTTGGAACTAATGAACGCCTTTTTGAATTAAAAATTTTTGTATCAACGCCTCTTGTCCATACTTTTAAATTTTTAAATTTCTTTTCTTCTAATTCATTTTTTAATTCTTCTGTTGGCACCAACACTTGTTTGGAATCTTTATGAAACCATCTTAGGTATTTGTATGTAATGCCTTCAGGTATGCCATATATCTTTTTTAAAAACTCAGGGAATTTAGTATGATAAGAAGTATTGTAAACAATCCTATGTTTGTTAAGATAAAATCGAGCAAACAAACCAATAGGACCTTCCGTGGCGATGTGTATATGATCCGCATCCATCTCCTTAATCTTCTGGCCGATTTTCCAAGGAAGGCTAAGTTTAACTTCAGAGTAGCCTGGACAATCAAAATACTTGAACTGCCTGGGATTAAGGTATAAAACGCTATACCCATCCAAAACAAGATTCTTCTCAATATTTGTAAAGGTCGTAACAACACCATTGACTTGGTCTGGTAGGTTATCAGTTATTATTAATATTTTTTTCATTCTGTATTAATTCTGTCCAAGTTATAATTTCCCATTTACCATTCATATGTTCTACTAATGAGGTGCAGGATTCAACCCAATCACCATCATTCATATACATTACGCCATCAATTTCTTTTATCTCTGCATGATGTATATGCCCACAGATAACACCATCATATCCTTTTTTCTTACAATGTGTTGCAAGATTTCTTTCAAATTGAAACATAAAATCTACGGCTCGTTTGACTTTATATTTTAGATAACGACTTAATGACCAATAACTAAGGCCAAATTTGTGTCGCCACCAATTAAACTTACTGTTTAGATTTAATACAAAATCATATGCCGAATCACCTAAGAAAGATAACCATTTAGCAATTCTTGTTATACCATCAAACAAATCACCATGTGTGACAAGATAGTGTTTACCATCAACACCAATGTGTTCGATTTGATTACATATCTCTACTTGACCAAATGTAAGACCATATGGTATCATTGGTCGTAAAAACTCATCATGGTTGCCTGTAACATAGACAACTTTTGTTCCTCTTTTAGCGTAACCTAAAATACGCCTCACAACATTTGTATGGGATTGTTTCCACCGCCACTTGTTTTTCTGAATCTTCCACGCATCAATAATATCACCTACAAGATATAGAGTTTCACAGGTGTTATGTTTTAAAAAGTTATTCAGTAATTCGGCTTTACAATCTTTAGTTCCCAAATGCACATCACTAATGAATATGCTTTTGTAATGCATTTATTTTACCAACTTTAAAAATTTGAATATATTGAACCACATCCAACCAATGTCAAATTCTAACCATTTTCTACTCAATTTTGGATTTGCAGGGTCACCATGATGATTATTATGCAATTCTTCACCACCAATTAAAATACCCCACGGAATTATATTTGTTGATTTGTCTTTAGTGTCATAGTTCCTGTAACCATAATAATGTCCTATGCCATTAATCACACCTGCAGCCCAAAATGGAATCCAAATCATTTGAATTGCCCAAACCCAAATTCCCCACCACGAAAAACAAAGTAAATTTATGAGCAATAACAAAGTAATTCCAGCGTATGGAAATTTAGAGTATATATTTTTTTCAATCCAATCATCTGGTGTACCAACACCATATTTTTGAACCATGTCTCTGTCTTTTGATGTTTGTATGTAGTAATAAACACCACTAAACAATATAGACCAGATACCTTCACGATGTGGAGAATGTGGGTCACCTTCAACATCAGTTTTTTGATGATGTTTGCGATGAACCGCAACCCATTCTTTCGTAATCATACCGGTTGTTAACCATAACCAAAAACGCATGAAATGACTAAGATGTGGGTGAAATTGAATACCCCTGTGTGCTTGACCTCTATGTAAAAATAGTGTTACACAAATAATTGTAATATGTGTGCATACAAGCAAATATATTAGTGATATCAAGCGGCTTTACCCCATACATCATCCCAATTTCCTGACAAGGCGCCCTTGGCATAATCGGTAACTCGGTTCTCAAAGAAGTTTCCATGCACAGGTGAGTTGACCATTTCTTCAACCCACGGCAATGGATTCTTTTTAACTTTAAAGATACCTTTGAGACCAAGACTAATCAATCTGCGGTCTGCGATGTAACGAATGTATTTTTTTACATCTTCACTACTTAGGCGTTGCATATCACCCATTTGGAATGCCAAGTCAATAAACTTATCTTCTAATGTAACCATGCGTTCTGCAATTGTATAGAGTTCGCCTTTGAGTTCATCATTCCAAATTTCTTTGTTTTCTTCAATGTAAGTTCTAAACAATTTAATCATGGATTCAGTATGCATGGTTTCATCAACGATTGACCATGTAACGATTTGACCCATGCCTTTCATTGTGCCATTGCGTGGGAAGTTCAACAACATAATGAATGATGAGAACAATTGCATACCTTCTGTAAATGCTGAGAACACGGCAATATGTTTGGCTGTATTTTGTTTTGTAGAATTTTGATCCGAAATATCTAACACATAATCGTGTTTCTGTTTCATTGCATCATACTCTAAAAATTGATTATACATGGTATCTGGTAGACCCAATGTTTCTATGAGGTGTGAATAGGCCGCAATGTGTAGTGCTTCACGAGCCGCAAAGCCTAATAACATCATGCGAACTTCTGGTTGTGGGAAATATGGTAGATAATTCTTTACATATCCACCTGCCACATCCACATCACCTTGTGTGAAGAAACGGAAGATGTGTGTAAGAAATTGTTTCTCACTTGGTGTCAATCTATTCTTCCAATCTTTTACATCTTCCAACATTGGAACTTCGGTATGCAACCAATGAATCTGTTCGTGTTTTAACCATGCTTCATATGCCCATGGATAGTGAAAGGGTTTAAAACTCTGTCTTTCATGCATTAAGTTGCTTTTTATTTTTACCATTTTTTATCCTTCGCATGCTAGGCAAACTTCTTCAGATGCCAATTGTTTTAGGTCGATTTCTTCTATTACTTGTCTTTCAATTTTCTTGGCGACTTTATCAGCCTTTGCCAATTTTTCACTACGACAATAATATAATGTTTTTAATCCTTGTTTCCATGCCTGATAGTGAACCGCATGGAGATATTTTACATTAACATCTGGTCTAAAAAAGAGATTGATAGACTGCGCTTGGTCAATGTAACTTTGTCTGTTAGCTGCATGGTCCACAATCCATCTTTGGTCGATTTCCATTGAGGTTTTATACACATCTTTTTGCCATTCATCAAGAAAGTCGAGGTGTTGAATACTTCCGTCATTTGCGATGATTGATGACCAAATCTCATTGTAGTCGAGCTTTTTGTCTGCATCACATTTCTCCTTAATAATCTTATCCAGATATTTGTTTTTATTCAAATGTGAACCACTTAATGTGTCCTGTCTGTATGCGTTAGCTCTAAATGGCTCAACAGAAGGAGAGGTATTACCCATGATGATTGATGAACTAGCATTAGGAGCAATAGCAAGCATATGTGAAAACCTTTGGCCTGTGCCTTTGGCATCAGGTGCTTCACCTCTTTGTTTTCCTAGATATATGTTTGCTTGATCCAAATACGCTCTGATGTGCTTAAACATTTTCAAATTTGCGCCTGTTGCTTGTGCTGATTCCCACGGAATATTATTTTTTTGTAGATAAGCATGATAACCTAAAGCACCAATGCCAATACTTCTTTCCATTGTAGCAGAGTATTTTGCTCGTTGAACGGTGTCTGGTGCATTATCAATAAAATACTGTAATACATTGTCAAGCATTTCTGCTACATCACGAAGGAATAATGGGTCATCTTTCCATTCGTCATAGTATTCTAAATTGACCGATGAAAGGCAACATACGGCTGTTCTCTCTTTATCTGTTGGTAAAATAATTTCACTACACAAATTAGATTGTTTAATTGATAGTCCAAGTTTCTTTTGAAACTCTGGCATCATACGATTACTTGTGTCGATGAAATGTAAATATGGTTCGCCTGTTTGCATACGAATTTCTAAAATTCTTTGCCACATTTCACGAGCAGGAATTGTATCACGCACCTCACCACTATGAGGATCTTTGAGTTCCCATGTATCATCTGCATCGGGTTCTAACATACACTTTTCAATCAATCGCATGAAATCATCTGTGATGTTAATGCCATGGTGCAAATTCTGGCAACGCATGTTTTGGTCACCAGTTGGTTTACGCATCTCTAAAAAAATAAGAATATCAGGATGGGAAACATCAAGATAAGCGGCGTAAGAACCTCTGCGAGTCCTACCTTGCCTGTAAGCGAGAGAAGAAGCGTCATAAGTGCGTAGATGAGGCATAACCCCAACACTTTTGTCATCAGCTGAACGAATACCAATACCGATTCCAACACCACCTCCTAGCATTGATAACCAGTTAACTTCCGCCAAACAATCAACCAACCCTTCCGCAGAATCATCCAAATATGGAAGAAAACATGAAATAGGAAGACCACGCTTAGACCGACCAAAAGATAAAATGGGAGTAGAATAAGAAAGCCAATGTCGAGAGCTATACTCATATAACCTTTGCGAGTGTTCACTAGACGACCCAAAATGTTTAGAGACATATGCAAACCTTTCTTGTGGAGAGGTTTCGTCCTCTCTCATATAACTTTCTTTTAACCTTTTAATTCCTAATTCATCAAACAGATTATCCCGAGAATAGTCGACCTTGATGCCATGAACGATATCAGACATGTATAATACTCCAAATTTTATTATTGTTTTTCTACAAACTCTTTCGCCATCGGAAATACTTTGGCGATTACTTCAGCACATTTCTGTGCTATTTGCATGTGTTCTTTCTGTGTGCCGTTTGCGGAACGGAGTTGTATGTAGTGTATCCAACTACGCAATGTTCCGTTCATATACAAACGAGAAACTGTGTTGCCTTCTGGCAGGACTGCTCTGGCTTGTTCTTTTGCGATACCTTTTGCGACTGCCCAATTATAAACTTCTATGGCGTGTGCAACGAGTTCTTTTTGTTTAAACATCCATTCATCACTAATTAAGGCCTGACCCAATGTACCATCTAATTCAATACTGTTTTGTCTATTTTTTGGGTCTTGTAATCTTGCTTCTCTGAGAACAAAGGCCAAGTCTTTGGTTGGGTCTGCGTATCGTTGTGAAAATTCTTGGAAAGAAAAACTACGATGACGCAACATTTGTCTTGCTATATCCCTTGTGGTTTCGATTTCTAAACACATGTTCACCATTTCAAGTGGCGACCAATGTTGATTCTTGATGAGATAACGAATTAACTTCTCACTTGTATCTTTATTCGATTGATTGCCAGGGTTCGACACCCTTGCACAAAAAGCAACCAACTCGGTTGTGTTTTCTGCGAAATACTCCGCAGGCTGTGAATAACTAATCAACTCAACCTTCATATTAAACCTTCTTCCACATATTGAATTTTAACTGCGCCTCAATGCCTCTGAATGTGTTACTACTTATAATTTCTTCTATCTCATCCTGAGACTTTCCGGATAAAATAATTTCATTTATATCTTTTCCGCCGATGGTATCAGGCCATATTACTACATCATACTTCAACCCGATTGCATTTTGCATCATCTTTACAATTTCTTTGTTGCGAGGTTCATTGTCAAAGATTAAAACTATTTTATCTGATGAAATGGCATCGGCACATAAAACCAAGTTGGCGTCACCAGAAGCAATACAATTTTTGAGAAATAGACTGTCAACAGGACCTTCAACAATTTTCACAGTTTGATTTAAGTCAACTCTGTCTATACCA